CTCCTGAATTGTCGGTATCTGCGACCAATCCGAGCGTAACATCTTGTGTGCCTTGCACAATCAAGCTAGTGTCGCCTGAGCTAGCAGCAACTTTAACGTCACCATCAACATGCAATTCACATTCAGGGGAGCCTACGCCGTTGATCCCCAATCTGTTTGTGGATGCATCAAACTTCATACCCGGATTTCCCTCATTTGATCCGTTACCTTTAACAACAAAATCAACGTTGTTGCTGCCATCGTTAATGGTTACTTCGTGTGGCTGCGAAGACTTTACCTCCGCAGTAACCATAGCTCTGTTTCCAGCTTTGAGGACTATTTTATCATTAGCAAAATTGATGAGTGTATCGGCATCTCCATTGTGATAAATATATTGATCGACACCAATATTTCCAGCAACATCTAATTCATAATCAGGAGCATTTGTTCCTATGCCAACCCTATTATTGTCACCATCAACGTATAATGTACCAGAATCCAAATCTACATCATCATCGCCGCTACCTAGATCAATATCTCCGTCGACTGCCAATGATCCAGTAATAATTGCATTTGGCCCATATTCACTACCCATAATATTCCTTTTTAAGTGGTGGAGGCGCCGGGATTCGAACCCGGGTCCAAAAAGATTCAACACTCACGTCATTCACAAGATTAGGTACTTAACCGCCCAAGTACCGCCACCCGAAGCATCGGGGATATCCATTTATTATTCCCCTTCAAGAAACCTTGAAAGTACGACCTGCACCGCGTACCACCAATTTTATAACTTCAAAAATTGGAAAACAGTTTAGCTTTTTTTATAAAGTGCTAAAAACTCCAGACTAAGCAGCAATTGCGTAGTCAAACTCCATGTTATTATTGGCGTTTAAAAGTTTGAGTATTTTTACTGTGCTACTCACACAGTCTTGCACGTCAGCATATCAACTCTCTGTCAAAACCGTCTCGCCCCCATTTCAAAGATCACCACTAATATAATAGAATTTTATACGATTTTTAATAAATTATTCATCTTTTTTTTCAAAAAAGCTTTCTGTGTTATATTTTTTAAGTAAATGTCTGAAGTCGCTAGGCAATAAGCCTAAAAATCTTGCTCCTTCACGTTTTGATCTGGTAGTAGATAAAGCCATTTTGAGCATGGCATCCTGTACGATTTCTCTGGTAGAATGCCATATAGGTATACCAAAGCATTTGCCACCAAATGGCTTAGTGGCAAGCTCTAACTTAAGAGCAATTATATCTTCTAATGAGAGAGCGTTTAGCATTAGCTCGAACTCTTCTGAAGAAAGTTGCTCACTTCTTAATTTCTTGGAAACGCTATAGTGAGCGTTTTTTCCTGAGAGTCTCTTTTTCTTTTTCCAGACCATCTTAAATTAAATTCTAGAATATGATACAATATTACTTGTAATTAAGTAAATTACCAATATTATTAATAAATAAATTAATTAAAATACTTATGTATTATATCTCATATACTACTTCATTTAAAGTATCAGTTGATGTATCGGCAGGATAATCTG